CCCTTACTCTAGCTTCACATATCAACGGAACCCTAGTGACCCGATAATAAATCCAAGTCCTATAAGCTGGGGTTGTATCTTTTTCACATCGCCCCGACCATTTTTTGCCTTAAGTTAGCATTATCCTTGCACACACAAGCCATTCTGAACCGGGTATCTCACCGTTCCTCCTTGCGAGTCGAGCTACCCCGACCAAACCTAGTGCTTTATTTCTTTATATCTATAAATTCAGAGCCGTGTTCTAACCAGTCCATCATTTCCTTATAGTTGCGTCGCACTGAGCGATACCAATCTATACCTAGAAATTTAAGTGCAAGGCGTTTTAACGTTCTCCGCATTTACTATCCTATTAATTATTGTACTACTGAGAATGACTTTATGTCTATTGATTAAATCTTGTTGATAATATGTGAGCCATGTACACGGACCTGTATGTGTCCGTTATAATAATCAGTTGATTCTAATACCCTGCGAGCAAATTGTTCTCTCGCTTCGATGTAACTACATTCAGACTTACTTTTGCAGTAATATAGTATTTCTCTACTAAACTGCTCAATGCCTAATGTTACTACGTCTTTGGTTAATTCTGGGCTGGAACCATAATATGTTTGCCAATCCGAATCAATCTTTCCTTTTATCTTTTTACGTTTCTTCTTACCGTTCTTTAATTTAACTACACGATAAGTGGTTTTGCTAAACTTTGCTAATTTTTTGCCAATATATTTCCTACCGCTGATGTTATTTGTTATTAAGTAAACAAATCCAACGCAGTCTTCGGGTAGTGTTTCTACTAAAGTATCTTTGAAAATCCATGACATGCATAGTAGTTATCATCTTTCCAATTTGAGATAAAAATAATGTTATTTCTTTTTACAATTATCAAAATGCCATCGATTCATTATCCCTTGTCCACCAATTCGATATCTGTAGAATATGTAGTGAATCCTGCCTCCTTAACTACGTGTAAGGTATTGTTTACACGTCCTGCTAATTCATCTTTGTGTGACACTAACCAAATACTCTTACTGCTTTCCCGGCTCATCTTCTTAAGGATAGCTAAACTATTTTCTACACCGCTACTGTCCATTCCCGAATCAATCATTTCATCAATGAATAATAAGTTAATGGGTTGATATAAACTTTCCCACACATCACGGAACGCCCAGGACAACGATAATATTACACGATTGCGCTCACCGCGACTCAGATTATCAAAGTCTAAATCCCTACCTAACTCTGTAATACTTACAGACAAATCATTGTTAAATTTTACAGTATGTGGCAAGCCAATGCGATCTAAATATTGTCCTAACCGTGCATTTAAGTAAGATAAGTTCTGATCAATAATACGTTTACGGATAAAACTATCCTTATTAGTTAATAGTTTAAGCAAGAAATCTTGGTGATCACGTAGATTAGCCAATTCATTCATAGTATCATAACTAATTTCTTCTACCGCAGTAGTTTGCATTTCTGTTATTTGTTCTGCGTATGGATCTGTTTCGACTTGTTTAGTAGCTAACTGCTTGATTAAACTATCAACACTTGCTTGATGATGGATTGCATCCAATTCTTTATCATAAAAAGTAACTGGGCGAGGACCTAGTTTGCCCAACCCATCGTGAGTCTGCTGTAGTTCAGCCAGGAGGGTAGCATGTTCTTCCTTTGCTTGTATTGCTCCTGATAATTCTCCCTGCTTTGATCCCAATACTTGTTGGTGCTTTGCGTCATGGAACTCTTGACCGCAGGTATGACACGTATGATTTTCCAGCGATACGATCTCTGTTGATATCTTGCTAATGGTCTTTTCTTCACGGCCAAGGTCCAATTTTGTGCGACTAATCGCCGACGATAATTCATTGATATCCTTGCGAGTTTGATCCCAGGCCTTAAACGCTTGGTGTGCCTGAATCTCGGACGCGATGTCAATTTTCTGTAGCTCTTCAATTCCACTCTGTAACTTTTCCGTCTCTTCTGCATGTTTATTAATCCATAGAGTTTGTCTGCGCTTTACAGCTTCAATTTGTTCTTCAATGCGCTTGTTAGCATCGCCTACTGCTTTAATACGAAACTCTTCTTGTATAATAGAATCTTTAGTAGCTTTGTTTTGTTCTTTTAGTTTGTCGGCTTTTTCGCTTAGTAGTGTAATACCGAGTAACTGTTCAATGATAGTACGTTGATCGTTTGCTTTGAGTGCTAAGAACGGCTCTGTATAGGTATTAAGAGCTACAATATGTTTGAACATATCGTGACTCATGCCTAACATACGTTCAATTTCTGCTTGTGTTTCTCGGCTGTCGCCTTGAGCATCATCTGTAATTTCTTGTTCGCTATTGCCAACAAAGAACTTCATTGTGTTAGGCTTACGTCCACGTTCAATTCGATATGTTTCGCCGTCTTTTTCAAAGTCAATAGTAACCATCATATTTTTACTATTGGTCTTATTAATTAAATTATCTTTTTTAATACTTGTTAACGCATTACCATATAAAGCAAAACTTAAAGCATTGATAATAGTAGTCTTACCTGTACCGTTACGTGCCCCAGAGTCATCTCCGCCCAAGTCTAAGTTTTCACCTAAGACTAAGGTTAAGTCATCGCGGTCAAAGTTGACAGCCTGGGTAGTATTACCCACGCTCATGAAGTTTTTCACGGTTAGGTCTTTGATTTTGAAAGTCATAAATTCCTATAGATATCTAATAATAAATTTTTATTAAATTGTTCGCTATCAATGGTGCTTAATTGCCCAAACACAATCTGATCCACAGACTCAAATTCTATATTGCCTTGTATTTCGTATTCGGATAGATCTGTGACCTTAGCCGGGATAAGTGTAATCTCACGTAGTTTATAAGTGTCAATAAATGTTTCTTTAATAAACGTAGCTTCTTCGTAGCTGATATCAATGTCTAAGTTTACTCGGACATGCATATTAGGTTTGAGCATGACTTCGGCGTGTTTGAGTACATCGCTTAGTTGGAACACACGATACATAGGTTGTTCGGGCCAAGCATGATATTCTGGTTCCTTGTCCCACTCTAATATCATCATGCCACGATCATCGTCGCCGGCATCGGCATAATTATGTGGGAAACAGTTACCTAGGTAAGTGATATTACCTTTAGTTTGTCGCTTATGGAAGTGTCCTGAGAAAACATGTTCAAAACCTTTCATGTCATTCTTAGGATCCACTTCACCGTGGTCTGGCATAGCAACCATAGCATTCATTAAATATCCGGGCAATTCAAAATGCCCAAACAAGTATTTGCCTTTTAGTTTTTTAAGCCGTTTAAAGTCATCACCGACAAGCCACGGAGCAATAGTAACATCACCGATAGTAGTCCAATCATTACATATATGGATGTTCTTGAGGTGCTTTGCCCATCCAACACTTTGTACGTCTCTCTTATCACGATAATACAAGTCGTGATTGCCAGGAATAAAGTAAGTATTTTCAAAGTTATCATTTAAGTGCTCTAGTGCTCGCAGGCTATATCCCAATGTAAGGATGTTAATGCTTGCTCTATTATTATGCCAGTCGCCGAGAAAGAGTGCGGTGTCACACCCTTCTTCTTTTGCTTTGGTAGTAGCCCATTTTACAAAGTTAAGACAGTCCTCGTTATGTAGAGTACTGTTTGATTTTAAGCCAAAATGTATGTCAGTAAAGACAGCGGCCTTCTTGAAAAGGTTAGTCATAACAGTAAGTATACAGGCTTATTTGAAATAAATCAAATGTTAGTTTACTCAATCGTCATAACCGCCGTCACTTCCGCCTGAACTAGAACTAATCTTCATTCCTTGACGTGTATAACTTGGAGTTAAGTTATTCATTTCTAAAATATCATCGCGGATATTTTGATTACGTTTTTCAATATTAAGAACGCGAGTGAAACTATTAGTAATAGCGGCAGTATAATAAGCAAATGGATTTTGGCTTTTTGATTCATCAAATTGTAGTCCGATATGACTTAATTGTAGCAAGGCTTGGCTACGCATTTCGTCGTTGTAGGTGTATCCGCGCCAGTTACTACGTGTGGCATAGCGTTCACATAACTTCATAAACATATGAGCTAGCTTAGGAGTCATTTGTCCGTGCTCACGACAGAAAACACCTTTTTTAAGTGTGCCCTTCCAATGGCTCTTACCTACACAGACTGGTTCACCCGTGTCGTCTACTTTATAGTGATGGAACGGTGGAAAGTTACATTTAACATATTTGGTATTTTGACTAATATCAATGATACTGTCATCGTCGTATTCAGAGTGCGGTACACCATCTTCTTCCATTTGTTTAATAGCGGCCTTTCGGCTTTTGGCATCATCAACAGGAATATGGTCCCAGGACATTACACGAAATACTACATCGGTGTCTTTAACGTCTTTGAGTTTAACTTCAAACTCATCCATTTTACGTTTAGTACCGTCGGCTGTTGCCGCTTCGTGCGCTAGTTTGCCCAGGCGTTCGGCACGATTTTTACGGCCCTGCATTATGTTCTTCTTGTTTATTTTGGAGACGTCTGGTAGTATAATATCATACGCATTGTCTTCTAAATTAGTAAAACAGCAATAACTGTTTTTGCTTTTGTGGATCTCTTTTAAAATGTCTTTGTTATTAAGATAATTATGGCGCACCTGCGTTTCCTTTAAAGTTAGCACATACTAACATAATTATCTTCAATTGGTCAACCTTTTAATAAAACATTATCTAAGCCGTTTATTATCTGAATAAATACTGTAATAACACAGGACAATTATGTCAATACTACCAAATTCTGTACTGCCTGGGGCAACCAGCACACCCGGGGCTAGCCTTGGCGCCCAACTTGGTGCGGCAGTAATAAGTAGTGCCCAGGGCTCTGTTGGACTAAATCCAGCTGCTGGACGAATGAACGTAGCCGACATGTTTAAATACAGTAATAGAACGTCCGGACCTGGTCCTGTTCTGACATTTCCCGATGCCTCCAACGACTGGCGAGTGCGTGTAAGTTTAGCACCAAACAGCACATATTTTTACAATGATCCGTTTAACAGTTTGTTAAGTCCGTTAATAAATGAAACAGGAACGGGTATTGCTAACGCTATTACTAACGTATTTGGACTTGGCGGAAATAAACGTGTTGGGGTAGTATTTCCTTATACTCCGCAGGTACAAGTACAGCATAACGCCACTTACTCAGCGCAAAAATTAACACACAATAACTACACCCAGTATTTTTACGACAATTCAGAAGTACAGGCAATTAATATCACAGGCGACTTTACAGTACAAAACGTTAATGAAGGACAATACTTATTGGCCACTATTTACTTTTTTAGAGCAGTTACTAAGATGTTCTTTGGACAAGATGAAAATGCTGGTAACCCGCCTCCGCTATTGTATCTAAATGGATATGGACAATACTATTTCCCTAATGTTCCGTGTGTAGTTACAAGTTTTAGTCATAATATGCCAGCTGACTGTGACTATATGGACATTCCTGAACCGGGGCTAGGATTTAATCCACAATTTTTAAATCCTAGATTAAACAGTACACGCTTACCTACTACTAGTTCAATCGCACTGACCCTACAACCTGTTTACAGTCGGTTAGCACAAAGCCAAGGATTTAGTCTTAATGACTTTGCTGCTGGTGCACTAGTTAATCCCCCTGGCTCGGGCTTACCCGCTAGTGGATTTGGTGCTAGCCAGGGCACACGGTATGTTGGCAGTAACAGTCAATCCAACGGCGGATTCCTATAATGGCTACATACAGTAAAGCTAGTCCATATTATGGGACACCTATGTGGGGCCCATTCCTTGATCTGTGGAACGGAAAAACAATTGCACCGTCGGTAACAGATGCACATTATCAAATTGACCCTATCTATAATTTGCGCCCTGATTTATTAGCATATGATTTATATAAAGATAGTAATTTATGGTGGGTTTTTGCAGTCCGCAATCCAGATGTCCTAGTTGATCCTTTATTAAATTTTAGAACTGGAACTATCATTTACGTACCCGCTCAAAGCACATTAAAAACTGCCTTGGGAACTTAGCATGGCTACCCCATTGACAAATCTGGTTAATAATGTTGTTAACAGTTTTACATCCAGCATCAAAGGCCCAATGGGCACCAATACAATCACAAATCCATTAAATGCCTACGCTTCATATACCTATGCTTGGAGCCTATGGTGGTTGAACGTTGAGGATTTTAATCGATTGATGTCTAGTGATGATGTAGATTCGGCATTAGCCTGGCAACCCAGTTTAAACAGTTATGTAGTAGCCGAGGACAGCGGACTATATCCTACTCGACGTGTTCCTGGCATACTACCAGTCAATTATAATATTCAAGATGTAGAATTTACCACAGTTATTGCTCCTAACAAACAAAGTCGTAGCAGTAATATGATTGACGGTAAACTAACCATTATTGAACCATATGGTGTTACATTTATTGACAGTTTGATTGCCGCTTCATACGACGGCCAAAAGTATAACAACTATACTAGTCAGCCTTATATGCTACAGTTGGAATTTTTTGGCTACGACGACAATGGCGACCCAATACCAAAAAATGAAACAGAAAAGTTTGAAAAACATCGTGAACTCGAAACAATGAGGGACGAGTAGATAGCTAAGGTTTTAGGAGAGAGAAGGGGGCGCGACTGCTAGTAACAGCGCAACCCCCACCAAAGCGGAAAACTTTGTAACTCCATCCTATACAGCGCGTGGTTTATTTTGGACAACGGATTTTTTCAACCACCGTATCAAGCTATCGGCCGAGTCCTTCGAAGGATGGCCATACGTACAACTCCGACCAAACCGCCAACGACCTCAGAGCGAGGCTACAGGGCAAAAAACTAATCAGTGCCCGAGAGATCGCAGAGCTGGGCATTGTGAAAAGCGAAGCGACGCTGACACGTTGGCGCACGCTGAAGATAGGGCCGCCATGCTTCCGCCTCAGTCCAGGTAAGATAATCTATCCGGTTGACGGCCTGCTGAGCTGGCTTATCTCCTGTTACCTAAAAACACCCTCAGACACCAAGGAAAAAGCAGACTCTCCATCAAAGGAGCCTGTGGCATAGGTATGAGT